TCAACTTGACCGAGCTTCTTTCTTACCGAAATGGAACGAGAACATTCAACAGTTGGTGGGATTTGCGTCAGCGATACGAATGCGGTTGCCTCTGGGGATTATTATGGCATCCAGGTGCTTTCCGAGGCGGTGATTGCCAGCATCACTTTCAAAGCTGACTACACTCTGACTAATCTCACCGGACAGACTCTCCCCGCTGGGCTTTATCGCCCAATGCGATTCACCACTTTGACACTCACCTCTGGTGTGGTGGTCTGTGAGAGAGCTTCTTAAGATGAAACTTAGCCTGTCGCTTCAACTTAACTCACCCAGGTTCGGTGTGTCATACAATCCGCTGGATATCCCTTCGATAGGCGAGTGGTTTGATTACCGGACTCTGGCGGGGACTTCGGATGGTGCACCCGTGGGGTCCTGGGCCGGGAAGAAAGGATTGTACACAGCGACGGCTGCGGGTGCGGCAAGGCCAACGTATGCGGCGGATGCCGGAGATGGACGCGGGGCGCTGAGTTTTGACGGGGTGGATGACAACCCAAGTTTCGCGATGACGACGGAGGATCTGTGGGGGCCGGACGGGAACTATGAAGCTTGGTATGTGGTGAAGGCACCCGCGCCAGTGGGGTCTGTAATCAATTCGCTGGCAGTCACCAGCGGAACGCCAACCATCAACATGCAGATCCAGCCTGCCTACACTCGGTTCAACTGGTATTCCTCGGGTAACGCCAACTACGGCGATGCATTCGATATTCAGGACGATGCCTGGCATGTGCTGAGATTCACCATGAAGCCATCTGGCCCGACGACGTATGTGGATGGCGTGGAGGTTGGGTTTGGCAGCGATGTTCATGGATTCCCGGGAAGCTGGGCAACTGGAGCTGGCACAACCAACATCGGCTCCGCATCGTACGGGACTGATGTTTTTCTGGGTTACTACCGGCACTTTCTCACATTCAAGGCTCCGCTTTCCGACGATGATGCGGCGGCGCTCACCTCCTACCTGACGACGGCATGACGCAACTCTTGATCATCATCCCAGCAGAGATTCTAGACGCTGTGCGCGCTGCGGCAACTGCGGCGTTTGGCGATGCGGCCAAGGCTGCGTTTGTCCCTGCTGGCTCGCCCACGGGGGATGCGCCTGCGACGCACTGGTGGCAGTCGGGAAGATTTACCGATGAAGAGGTGGAGGGGTTGATGGAGATGTATGCGGGTTTCCCGAGTGCGCGGGTGGAGCCTTATTCGCTGATGAATGATCGGGCGAGACCGTGGGAGGTGCTGGCTGAAATGGAGCTGAAACCCTTGACTGTGGAATGGACACTACAATGAAATTCAACTTCACTCTCACAGCTCCAATTTAATTATGCTCCCGCCTTCCTTCTTCTCCACCATCGCTCAGATCCGCTTCTGCCGCATTTCCGAGATGACACCTTCAACCTCTATGCCACACACTTACCTAGCGGAAGCAATAACCACCATCACCCTGGTCATCCAGTCCGCCATCACCGCCTTCATGCTGGCCTACGCTCCAGCCTCCCGCCTAGAACTCCTCGAATGGACGCTCCTTCCAATGCTCGGAGCCACCATTGCCGCCGGTGGCGCCTTCTGCCTCAACACTCAGCAAGAAGTCCGCCGCATCGTCATTGGCCGCTGTGCATTCGCCCTCATGATGGGTGTCGTCGGTCCCCGCTTGACGTCCATGATGCACCCGTGGATCACTGAAGTCCTCGCAGACCCCCTCCTCAAGGTCGGTGCTGGCTTTCTCCACGGTTTCATCGCTTACATTCTCTCCTGGCCACTTGTCAAATCCTCCTACAACCGCGCAGCCCCCATTGCTGAACAGCTTATCCAAGCTGGTGAAGCACGCCTCGTTCAGCAAATCTCCAAACAAGTGGCCTCTGACGCTGCTATTGCCGACGTTGGTGTGGCCCAGGAACTCGCCGCACACCCAAACAGTTCCCCTTCTCAGGTCGCTCAAGTCATCGCTAACAACGTATCAGACAACAAACCACAATGAAAACCATTCTCCGCTCCCTTCCTCTCCTCCTTCTTTCCTGCTCCACCCCTGAGCAGAACGCCCGCCTTTCCTCCATTGTCAATCTCGCCCTCACAGTTGCCGAGCGCCGTGGAGCCATCACGCCTGCCGATGCTCAAGACGTCCGCTCAGCCGAGACCATCATTCTAACACCCTCCTCCGTCGAAACCACCTCCGGAAAATGAGCGCTTTCACCGAACGCCTTGTCCTCACCGCCCTCGCAGAAGTCGGTGTGAAGGAAACCGGCACCACAAACCGAGGCCCCCGCGTGGACGAATACCAACGTGCCACCTGGCTCGACGAGAAAGACTTCGGCCCTTGGTGTGCAGCTTTTGTCTGCTGGGTTGTCCGCGCTTCGATGAACATAGAAAAAATCCGCGAGACCCCCACCTTCCACCGACCGCAGACCGCCGGTGCCTTCGACTTCGAAAACTGGTCCCTCAAACAAGACAACACCACCCAGACCGCGAAGCCCGCAGGGCGAGCTATTCAACGTGGAGATCTCATTATCTTCACCTTCTCCCACATTGGTATCGCGACCAGCTCACCCGACAGCGAAGGCAACTTCCATACAGTCGAAGGCAACTCCAACTCCCACGGCTCCCGCACTGGTGGCATGGTCTGCACCAACATTCGCAACACCAAGCTCGTTCGCTCCCGTATCCGCTTCACCATTTGAGTCGGTAAATCCCACTTCCCGATATGTCCAAACGCTTCCAGACCCTAGGCACTGCTGATCTTGAACAGCGGATCTTCCGCGTGGAAGTTTTGGATAATCTCCTCAAGCCGTCGAACTTTCCCGCGTTCTTGACAACCTATGGGGACTGGACGTTCGATGCCAAGGAACGCACGGAGGATGGGTTCAACTCCTACGTTTACATCGGCCCGGATGAAGCTCCCGCTGGTTCCTCCGCATTCCTTTTCGGCCCACCAACTGCTGGAACTGCGAGGACGAAGTTCGACGTTATCGAATCCTACCCGTGGGTTCCAGTTTTGACTTCCCTCTCCGCTTCCGCTAAGCTTCATGTTGACGGTTATGTGGCGGATTATTTCTGGTCCTACACCTTGAAGTCCTACCGCGGCCCGACGAAGATCAAGACCACCGAGACCTGGTCTTCCCAGCGCCACACCATTTCCGTCCCCGCTACCATTCTCCAAGGCCAGCCATTCGCGATTCAATATTACCAGAACACCTTCAGTCTCCCAGAGACCCTCCACGCTGCCTACGGAACCTGGTCACTGAACACAAAGGACACCGCCAACCATCCATCCTGGGGCGACGTCTCCGTCCCCTTCTCCCTCGCTGCAACCAGTTTCACCGATTGGCCCACCACTCACATCATCTCCGATCGTCAAGAACAAGCCCAAGGTGGTTGGCTTCGCAAGACGGTTGAAGCTTATGCTCCTGGAACATGAAACAGTTCACCATCTACGAGAACCCCACTGACAGAGCCCAGAACTGGAGCAGCTTCCACAATGCTGATCTTCCTAAGCTCTACGAAACGGAATTTCAGGGCCCATCAACTGTCGACTTCCCCGCTCAGGCTGCCGAGTCCACTTCCATCACCCCAAACTTCAAGGGCAACTGGTATCCATCCGCTATTGACTCCACCCACATTAAACTCACCGGAGGCACCATCACTTGTGGCTCGATCTTTACTCCCTCAGTCAGCAGCATTACAGTTCACGCGACTTCTCTAAACTACATTTACCTTCGCTCAACGCTCTCTGCCTCCTCTCTAGATGGTTACGTCGTTGGTGGTTCCATCACCGCAGCTTCCGTCATCAGCTCCACATCCACCCTGACCAGCGACAACACCTACGGCTACATCCTCCTCTGCACGTGGCAAGCTTCTGCATTAGTCACTCAATACGAGTTTTACTCTTTCTTCGCTTCCCTGCAAAACCAAGGCTCCGGAGACACATTGTTCGTTTACTGGAACTCCTAACATGTGGGAACCAATCCTTTCTCAGAACTCCGTCCGTCCGAGTGGCTATCTCACTGAGACAAATCCACCACTCAGTGCAATCTGCTACGTCCACTTCGATGGTCTCTATTCCTGGACCCTCTATTCCAACGGCGGGGGCACCGAAATTGAACTTGGCCCAGGGGGTGCAGTCACCGTTGAACTCAAAGGTTCTAAGTTCCCCACTAAACTCCACTCCGTCGACACTGACACAGCCACCCTCATCTCCACTTCCACCGACCATGACATGGGCCCCTCCAATCCAAGCGTCTCCATTCCCTGTGCAGCTGGACATGAAATTCGCTTAACCTTCAAACGTCGTTTCTAATCCTTCCCATTTCCCTATGGACATCCAACCACCCATCGACCCAGAAGTCCAAGAGCGCCTCGCCAAGCTCCGCCGCCTCAAAACCCTCCGCACGGACTTCGGCATTTACGCCTATCGCCCGCATGACAAGCAAGCCAAGTTCCACGCTGCCGCCTCTCACAAACGCCGCTATCTCCGCACTGGAAACCGATTCGGCAAGAGCACCTGCGGTGCTGCTGAAGATGTAGCCTTTGCCCTCGGCGCCCGTCTCTGGCTCCCTGAATCAAGCCCGGTCCGTAAACTTGGCATACCGAGTCGTGCCACGAAGGGAGTGATTCTCGTCGCTGACTGGGATAAGGCCCGGGAAATCTTCACGAGTCCGGAGACTGGGAAATTGATGAAGTTGATTCCGAAGGACCGGATTATCGACACACAGAAGAACCAGGCGGGTGAAGTTTCTGTCATCTTGGTGAAGAATATCTTTGGGACGGTCTCCACGATTGAGCTTGACACGATCCGCTCCTATATGGCGAATCCGATGGGCCAGGAGTCCAGCCAGTGGGATTGGATTCATGTTGATGAGCCGATTCCAAAGAAGATGTGGGAAGCGAATGCTCGTGGGCTTTCGGACACCAATGGAAGTGCTTGGTTCACTTGCACTCCGATTTCCGAACAGTGGATTAACGAGGAGTTCCTTCCGGTGAAGTTGATGAAGTCCAGTTTTGATGATGGCTGGACGCGGACAGATGATAGCAATTTCTGGATCATGACTGGTTCCAGCTATGATAATACCAATATTCCCCGCGAAGGTCTGGACATCTACGCCCGGAGTCTTGATGAGGCTACGAGAGCGAGTCGAATCTATGGACTTCCTAAATCCTCTCAAGGCCTCGTTTACGGTGAATTTGACCAGGACACACACGTTTACTCCGAGCTCCCTAAAGGCTGGAAGGATTTTGATGAACCACCTGACAACTACACCATTCGAGTGTTCATTGACACACATCCACGGACCCCACATGCTGCACATTTCTGGGCCACGAGTCCGACCGGGGAAGCATTCTGTTACCAGGAGATCTGGTCAACTTGTGGTGGGTTGATTTCTGGGCTTTGTGAGGTTATCATTGAGGCGTTGAAGGGCCGAGTTCCACATGAGATCCTCATCGAGCCTGCGGCCTTCATCCCCAACCCCACCGATGGGCGCTGTTTCGCCGATGTGTTCACGGAGTTTGGCCTAGATGTGGAACCCGCTCCGAAAGAACTCGCAACGGGGATTAAGAAGGCCAAGCAAGCCCTCAACCAACCGAATTTCCTTCATTTCAATTCCTGTTGCACTCGGACTTTGAAGGAGTTCTACTCCTACGTGTGGGATAAAGAAAAAGAAAAACCAGTTGACAAAGACGATCACATGATGGAATGTTTCTACCGGGCCTGCGTTGTGGGGCTTGAATGGAAAGATCCCACAACGGCCACCTATGACCAGCGGGATCTCCGCTTTAACAGAGAACGCCTTGACTTGAGTCCATTCTCTGAAGGTTCCTTGAAACCAATCGCAGCTTAATTTTATGCCTGATTCACTTTATCCAAGCCAATTGGAACCTAGCTTAGTAAATCAAGATAATGAAGCAATGCTTAGCCAGCTTGCTTCTATTCCTGGTCTGCAAGATCATTTAGCGAGGATGTTTCAACTATCACAAGCTAGCAGTATGGCAAAAAATCCGCGCAGCTATGGCAACGCAGCCTTTAATGGAGGCTTAGCTCCAGGGCCGATGGGCCGAGATGATCTAACTTATCTGAGTGCAAAGATTGCTGAGCAACACAATCCTAACTTTAATGCTTCCATTGGATACAATGATGTGCAAAAAATGTTCCCAGAGATTTTTAGACTGCAGCCTGAACTCTATCAGCATCAACCAACTCAAGTGAGTTGGGGTCAGCAGAATTATATAGATCAGCTTCGTCAACAAGCATTAGGTAATAGAGTTCCTGGTTACGGACCATTGAGTAACGGTCGAGTTACTCCACCATCTAGACTGCAATGACCCCCGAAATCGAAAAGCGCCTCAAGGCTGAAATTCCAGATGAAGACCTGGAGAAGCTTCGTCGTTTCCTCGTTCATAATGTGAATTCCGCCCGGAATGGGATGGGCAAGTTCTATCCAGATTGGGATTCTGCCCTCGCTTCTTATAAATCCCAGCGCCCCATCGACACTGACGATCTCCGCGCTCGGCAGAAGCGGGAGCCTGAGAAGCTCACGGTCCCAATGTCCTATGCCCAGGTCAACACTCTGGTCACTTTCCTCTTTCTCGCTTACACCCAGAAAGACAGCATCTTCGAGCTGACCCCAACCGGCTCAGAAGACTACGGCAAGATCCGTGACGCTTGCCAAGCCATCATCGACAGAGAGCTCCGCCAGACTGGCTACCAGTCCAAACTCGTTTCTGCTCTCCTAGACATGGCCAGGTTCAACCTAGGCGTCATGAAAACCTCTTGGAAGCATGAAAGCTTCGAGGTGGAGAAGGAAGAAGACCCAGTTTCGATGCTTTCCTCCTTGATGACGGGGATTCAACTCGGGGAGGAGGTCACGGAAGATGATCTCAGTGAGGAAGTCATCTCCTACGAGGGCAATTTCATCGAAGTCATCTCCCCGTTTAACTTCTTCTATGACATCCGGTGGCCCCTCGCCCGCTGGAAGGAAGGCCGCTTTGCTGCTGATGAAACCGCCTTCCACATTCAGGACCTCAAGTCCATGGAAGAAGAAGGGAAGGTGTTCGGAACGGAACATATTCAAATCTTCGCCGCTGGAGATTGGAAGAAAAGGGCACAAACCACCCGCCTCTCCAACGTCGAGCCTCAAGTTCAACGAAAAGGCTATGAGAAAGACGACTTCATGGTGGTCGTTACCACTGTTCAGGCCAAGATCATCCCCTCCAAATACAAGCTTTCCGATTCCAAGCAGCAGGAATTGTGGGTTTTTGGCGTGGCAAACGATGGAAGGATCATTTCCGCCGAGCCGCTCAACGCTCCACACAGAGAGTTCACCTACGATCTCTTAACAATGTCCCCGGATCAGCACACTGAGCTGTCCGATTCCCTCTCTTCGATGATTGCCCCCATGCAGGAGGTCGTCACTTGGCTTTTCAATGCTCGAATTGCCTCTGTCCGTCAAAACATTGAGGGCCGCTTGGTCATTGACCCCTCTTTCGTTGATGTTGCTTCTCTCACCAGTGGTCAGAAATACATCATGATGAAGAAGAACACGCCACGTCTGGGTGTTGACAAGTTCATCCAGCAGCTTCGCACAGTCGATGTCACTGCCACACACCTTCAAGACGCGGAAACCATTCAACGCCTTTCCCAGGTCACCACTGGTGTCAATGAAAACGCCATGGGCCAGACTGCAAGCGGCCGCCGCTCAGCAACTGAGAATCGAGCCGCCAACGCTGGCGCTGCAAGCCGAATGAAACTCATCGCGGCCACCATTTGGGTGGATGGCCTTGCCCCCCAGGGCAGAAAGATGCTCCTCAACTGTCGCCAGGACCTCTCCATTGAGACTTATGAAAAAATCCTCGGAGTTGAGGACGCAATGTCCACCTGGGAACTCTTCCATCCCACTGACTCCCGCCTTCTTGTCGGTAATGAAGACTATTTCATGTATGACGGGACACTCTCCAGCGAGAAGAACTACATCGCTCAGAGCCTCCAGGAACTCGTCGGCATCCTGGCCTCAAATCCTGAAGTTCTCGCCGCCACCGGCCTCGATCTCGTCGCGATGATTAAGGAAATCCAAGCCCTCCGTGGCCTGAAGAACCTCGACCGTTTCCAACTCAAAGCCCCACCACCACAAAATGCCCTCCCTCTCCCAGCAGGAGCGCCAGTCGCTCCAAGCCCAACTGGACAGCCTCCAGCTCTTCCAGTCGCAGCCCCTGTTCCAGGAATTCCTGGCTAAAATCCAAGACTCCCTTCAGAGTGCAACTGCAACCCTTCTCGAAATCGTCCCAAGTGGACTCGAATCCTTTATCAATCGCGAACGCCTCCTCGGCTCTGCGAGTGAATTGAAGCAAATTTCTGTCTATTTCTCCTCAATGGAGGAAGACTTGAAAGCCCAACTAAATCCAACAAACGAATAATATGCCTCTCCCAGCTGAGAATGAAGATGTCGACGAGCTCGACGATGAAATGGAACTCGAACAGAACCCAAGTGGTGATGACGATTCCCTTGATGACGAGGATGATCTTGATGATTCTCCCAACCCGTCGGGAAGCCAACTTTCCCAACAACAGATCGTAGATCTGGCAACTCGTGCAGCTTTGGCCCAGCAGCCCCAGCAGCACGCACAGATGACCCCTGAAGAACTCGATGCCAAGTTGCAGCGGTTCAAGGTGACGGAGGATCACATCGCAAAGGTCTTTGATCCAGAGACCCCACCTGCGTTGAAGATGAAACTCCTGCAGGAAATGCTTGACGGAGCAGCTCGCCACGCGGTGACTTCCAGTCAAGTGCTGATGAACGGAGCCCTGAGCCCCATCCAGCAGCAGCAAGAACAATACAATGCTTACGTGAGGGAGCAGAAGCTTTCCAAGCTCACCAAGCATGTCGAGACGAAGTTCCCCGCTCTGGCCGGGAAGAAACAGGTCATCAAGGATTCCATCAACGCGCTGATTGCGAGTGGATATTCCCCACCTGGAGGCTCCAAGAGTGCCTTGCAAAAGGAAGTTGCGAAGATCGCACAACAGCGCATCCGCCAGGTTGATCCAACGTTCTCGCTGAAAAGTGTGAACACAAATCGCCAGGCATCAAGTTTCGGAAGCAGACGCGGGTCTGGTCAACCCGTGAACAATTCAGCCTCTCCGGCGGCTAAATCGTTTCTCGACCATCTCACTTAAACAAACACAAACAACAATATGCTCGGTCTCATGTCATCCACCGACCTGGAAGCAACAGCTTCTGAACGGTCAATTCGGTCTATCTTCTGGAAATATCCCCAGGGGAAAGCCATCCTCACTTATCTCCTCTCGTTGCTCGACAACGATGAGACGGATAAAACCACCTTCGGGTGGTGGGAACAAGCCCACCAACACGCAGAAAGCACGACGGTGACGTCTGGTTCTCTCGGCGGTGGCGGTGCTGGTCCATTCACTGATTCCACCCTCACCACTTCCTCCGCGGCTGCTGGTTTCAACATGGTCGCGGGCACCTCCTACGGTGTCTTCGTCACGGATGCCAGCAAGTTCCGCGTGGACGATGTGATCTGGTTCCGCCGAGTTCCGAATGGCGCCGCAAGCGCTTTCCTGGAAGTCAAAGGCACCATCACTGCTATTGACACAACTGCCAACACGCTGGTCTTCCGCGCGCTGGCTGCCGTTACCTCCGTCTCCAACGACACTGATGCAAATGCCATCAACGTCATGGTCATCGGCAAGGCATCCGCAGAAGGTGATCGCTCCCGCATTGGTGGTTACACCCTCCCGGATGAAATCACCAACCAGACACAGATCTTCCGTGAGACTGTCGGTCCGTTCACTCGCAACGCTCTGAAAATGGGTCAGCGTTTCGACAAGACTGGCATCTACGCAAGTGCTGTGAAACAGGCTGCTCTCCGAGTCACTGAAGCCATGGAAATGGCCACGTTCTTCTCGACGAAAGCCACTGCCACGGTGACGAACCAAAACGGTTCCCTCACCCCAAATCGCACGATGGGTGGGATTCTCTACTACATCGACCAGTTTGAGAAGGGCAATGTCACCAACGGTGGCGCTTTCAACTACCGCACGGGCGGTTCTGATGTGTCTGCAAGTGCCTGGCAGACTGAAGACCTGAAACGCTCCATCAAGGTCAACGGTGCTCTCACAGCAGATCAACTTGAAATGCTCGTGGAACGCTCCTTCTTCAACACCTCCGATGCAGGTTTTGAGAAGCTGGTCCTCGGCGGCCCGATGCTCTTCAGCGCGTTCCAGAAATACTTCGCGCTGAAGTCGATCAAAACCACCACCCTCAAGACCAAGGAAGAGTCCTACGGCATGACGATCACCATGTGGGAAAGCCCATGGGGAACACTCTACCTCAAAACTCACCCTCTCTTCCAGCGTTCGGCCCTGCGATCCAGTGGCTTCATCCTGGACGTAGGCTGCCTCGGTTGGACAGACGCACAGGATGCCGAACTCGAGCTCCTGAAGAACCGCCAGAACAACGATGACGACGGCCGCAAGGACGAATTCCTCGGTGAAGGTGGCCTCGTCTGCAAGGCTCCTGAGAACCACATGTATCTGGAGGGCGTGACGGGTCTTACCGTCTAATCACCATGGCTGCACTCACTGCTAGCAATGTGACCGTTGAACTCGGTTGGGAAGCTGTCTCCACCCCTATCAAGGTGAAGACAAAGCAACTCACCCTTGTTCTCTCCTCCCAAGGAGGCGCGACTAACACAGTCAACGCCTCCACGTTGGGCTTCACGAAGATCCTCGGATGCTCCCCCGCGCAGATTAGCGACGACGCTACTTTCCGCCCGGTGGTTCCCTCCTACGATGGTTCGAAGCTCTTCTTCTACTCCAACGCAGTCACCACTGACGCCGATCGGCCCAAACCAATCGACGTTACAGGAACATTCCGGCTCCTCGTCTGGGGAGTCTAACTTGACCCACCAAAGAAAGAAAACAAAGAAATGAAAGCACCAATGACGAGTTATGACGGCACTCCACCAGCCGCCAAAGATGTGAAAGACACGAAGATGCTGGATGTCGGCGCGCGGGAATCCGCCAGTCGGACCACTGGCACTCCGAACAACGACCGCTCGAAGACCAAGCATGGAGCCTTCGGTGCTCTGGGCTGCAAGGGCTTCGCTGACGGGAAGTAAACTCCACTCTGAGGTAGCCCCTTTATGACTGTTGGACAACTCAAAGCTGTTGTTGCTGGATACTTGAAGAAGCCCGTCTCGGACTTCGTCGTGGGTTCCGGCGCCACTTCGACTGATCTCCTCCTTCTGGCGTTAAACAACGCGAGGAAGGTGGCAGAGAAGTTCTATGATTTTTCCATCTGTCGGAAGAGGGGCTACCTCTCTATCACCACCAACGGGGACTGGACGACGCCCACTTGGTTCACAACGCCAAGTCCGACTGTCACCATGAGGAAGGTGAAAAACTGGTATCTGCGTACGAGCGGAACTGGTGCAGATGGTGAGTTTGCTGGGACTGATAGAGTCCTCCGTGCAATCACCAAGGATCAGGAAGTCGCGCTCTATGCGAGGCGGGATTATTTGAACTATCCCACGAGCCCACAGGCGCGTTACCCTAATGATTCACAATTTCCCGCTTCTGAACAACCTCTTCTCGGTCAGACTTACATCATTGTTGATGGCCGCCGGTTTCAAATCAATCCAACACCCTCTAGTTCCCAAATCATCGTCCTGGACGGCTTCTACTGGTGGAATAACTGGACCGCGGACACCGACACCGACTGGTGGACCACCACTGCGGAAGAATTCCTCATGTATCGCACCATGGTCGAGGCCAACAGACTCTCTCAAATGTTTGTCGGCAATATGGAGGGGAACCTTCCACCTCCCACGAAGGAAGCAGACCGCTCACTGGCGGAACTTGTCGAGCTTGATCGTGACTCCACGGAAGGATCAATTCAAATTCAAGACCTATGACACCTAATTACGATCCAATGGGCCAGGCTATGCAGATGCTGCAAGTGCTGGGACAACGCCGTGCACAGCAGCAGGGGAATGAAATCAGCCAGCAAGAACTTGCTCTCCGGGCTCAGCAAATGGCACAGCAGGGGGATCAGTTTGATCGTGGGTTCGGTCTGGATCAGCAACGCCTCGAACAACAGGGGAGTCAGTTTGACCGTGGCCAGAGCTTTGCTGAAGCCAACCAGCGTTACACCCAGGATCGCAACTCCCGCATGGACCCACTGGCCATGGCTCATCAACTCGCTCAGACTCAGGGGATGCAAATTAACAACCAGCAAGCTCCGGAAATGCTGCGGATTCAGCAGTTGAATGCGGCTCTTCATGCAAGCCAACTCCCCATGCAGCAAGCTGAACTTGAAATGCGGAAGCAGCAGAATGAACAGGCGGCGAAACACCACGAGCGTGTGAATCAAGTTAACGAGCTTGAAGCCGTTGCACGTGTGTTCCCTCCATCCTACGACATGAACGGAGCTGTTGTCTATGACCCTCGCCTTCTCGCGATGCTGGAAAAGATGTTCCCAATGCCCGCCGGTCAGCAAGCTCCAGGTGGACCTCCTCCAGCCGCTTTCGACACTCCTGAAAATCAAAAACTTCGTAGATAATTAACATTATGGCCACTAAAGCAACAAAGAAACCAGGTTCCCTCGTTGATAAAAACAAGGACTTCATGGCGAATTTCTCTTATGACATGCTGAACAAGAACAAACCTGTTCCTGCTCAGCCCACTGCTATGCCTTCACAACCGCTAAGACAGGCGGCTCCATACGATCCTGTGGCTGAAATTCAAGCCGCCACTAAAGGCGCTCAGCAAATGCCAACACCTCAAGGGTATCGTCGCCCAGTCACCCGTCGTGGAATGTCTGGTCAGGAGCTTGATGCAAATGGTAAAGACCCAGGCTCCGGCATGAACTGGTTCGATGCGAACAACTCACCCGCTCAGGTCGATGCTCGAAACGCCCGGCAAGGCCAGCTCGATCAGCGTCGTGGAGCCCAGATGGCTGCTGCGGGAGCTTCTGCTGTGGCTGAACGCAAAGCCCTTCAGGAAGCCAGTCGAGCCTCCAACTCGGTAAAGGGAAATGACGGATACATGACTTTGTTTGATGGAAAGGGAAATGCTGTGGGGACGAATCGTCCGATGGCGAAGAGGGAGTTTGATCCTGGGACGAGTTCGACGAATCCGATGAATCCGAATTTGCAAGCTCAGATTCAACAAGGCTTCAACCAGGATGCGCAGCAGCCAAGGCCGATGGGCCCACCAAAACCTGCTTCCAATTTCCTTGATTCTTATGCCACCCCCGGTGGGAGTAATGCGTCCGTGGTTGGTGCGCCTAGTGCTCCAGGGACACCGGTGGGTGGCAGCCTTCAAGCGCCGAAACCAGCTCCTCAGTTCAATCAGCCTCCGCCAAATTCTGGTCCAGCTCCTTCTGGTATTGATTATGGGTTTGACAAACAGATTGCGGATCAGTTGAGGCAAAATACTCCAGCACCCCTTTCTTCAGTTCCGCGCAATAATCCGTTCGTCGGTGCTCCTTATGGGGGCAAGCTGAGTGCAGCCCAGAATGAAATCATGGGTTTGTTCGCCCCGAAGACAACCGGAAGTGGAAGGTTTGGTGAGCGGCAGCAGACTGGGCGGGTTCGTCCTGGAAATACTGGGCCACTGGACACCGTCGTTCCTGGATTACCGGGTCAACTCGGATGGTCGATGATGCAGAATAAGGATGTGAATTCCTTTGCTCAATTCTTTCCTGGAATGGATTGGTCAGCTGATTATGGAGATGCTTCTCGCTCACGCATTCAACAGAACTTCAATGATTTGATTAAGCAGAATGCAATCCGTGTGGGGCCTGATGGAAACTATCAGATTATCCCACAGTATCCAATGGAACAAATGCTGAAGCAGTATTAATCCAACCAAAACCATGCCCACTTATCAAGACATCCTGAACCGCCACTCGGCGGCCATTTCCAATGGACATATTGATCCTTCCGTCTCCCTAGAGGACTATGCCAAACAGGGCGCACAAGCCACTGGCGATCCCAGCTGGATGGATGTTGCTGAAGGTGGTGGGGTTAAGAATTGGATTCGGACGAAGAATGCACAGTTGAACAACGCCATTGAAGCAGGACCGATTGATGATTGGACCTCCGCTGCTGTCGGCCAAGTGGGTGATTTGTTTGGCATTGATCCACAGGTTTCCAGGGATGTTGGGAGGAAGCTTCCACGTGGAGTTGTTGACTTCATCCCCATGGTTGCAGGTGAGGTTGTTGGTGGTGCTGTTGGTTTGCTGGGTGGTCCTGGTGGAGCCGCTGCTGGCGCTGCTCTTGGTGGGAATATTGGACTCGGTTTGACTTCGGGGCTTTCCGCTTTGAATGCTTATGGGGAGACTGGAAAACCACTCAATGCCATGATCGGTGCTGCTGCTCCATATGTGGGGACAAAACTGAGCCAAATGGGGACGAAGGCTATTCTCGCTAATGCTGCAAAACCGGGGAGTTATCTCGGTAAGCTTGGCTTCACTGGTGGAACGAAAGTCGTCGGTCAGGCTCTCACGGCGGAGGAACAACTCGCCCTTGCAGCCAGCAAGCAATTTGGAACTCTCTCTTCCGATACTCTTGCCAAAACCACGATGGACAAACTCGTCGTCGATCGAGCCAGGGATAAGTTCCTCGGCTATGTCGGTGGTGAAGCTGCTGCAAATGCAGGGTTCACGGGTTTGGACATTCTCACCCAAGGCAGCGATGCAGTCTTCAATAAGAATTATCTCTTCGCTAATTTGATCTCCAACGTGCCATTCATGGCTGCGGAAATCCCTGGGGCATTCAGAACACAGGCATTCAACCATCAATATAATCTCCCAACAGCAGAAAAATCCTACTCTTCACCCGCTGAACAGCGCGCCCATGAAACCGCTTTAATATTCCAAGGGCTAGATTCCGCTGGGGTGTTGAAGAAGTATCGGGAAGAAGGTCACGATGTGGCGGATTATGTGAAGGGCTTCCAGGATTTGTCTATCGCGTTGAATGAAAGAGAAACCACCAAGACAACAGCTGGACCTGAGTTTGTTAAGAAGTGGAACGATTTGGTGACTCAGCTCCCTGAAGCCCTTGTTCCACCGATCACTGGCGAGACCAACGTCGCGAGTCTTCTTCGTGGAGCAACCTCTAAGGACTCTAATCTTCCTACTCCATTTGCTGACTTGGCTCGTAGCCACAAGACCATCCTCGATTCCGCGGATGCAGCATTTCGTAGCCAGGTGGCGAAGCTTTCCAAAATCCAGGATGTCTCTGTCAAGAAACTCCAAGAGAACTATCAACTTCTCTCGGACAAGATCAACCTCGGCCCATTGATGCAGAAGCCTGTCGCCGAGCGCAGCTTCGATGATTACAAATCCGCTCTCGATGGACAGCTTTCTGACAAGGGTATTGCTTTCATTCGTGATTACCACCGGGTGCTGGCAAATGAACCTGCTCAGTCTGAGGCCTGGGCTGAATATCAACAGATGCGCACAGACGCTGGGAAGGTCGCATACTCCCCGGATCAACATTTTGAATTGACTGTCGCCCACGCACTTGCCACTGGAAAAGTTCCAGACTTCAACGTGGCTGCGAAGAAGGCGAAGGAGGCTCAGGAATCCGGCGCCACTCCAGCAGAAGTCGCACGAGTCACCCAGAAAGCCCTTGAACCTAAGAAGGTCAAACCCACTGGCTTGGAGAAGCTCTCTCACGCTCAGATTGATGAAGTCACCAGCTTTCGCCAAGAACTCGACCAACTCCCGCCCCCCGGTGGTGAACCCAACCTTCCCCAGGAGACCATGCGCTATATCAAAGCGATGGCTCAATCCCTGGAAGGTTCACTCACCCCACGTGGGATCAGCAATTTCCTTCTTTCTGCAAAGCGCGAAGTCAACGCCACTGGCAAGCCACTCCAGGAACGCGTCATCAGCATTGACAAACTTGTCAAGAATGCCGAACGTGGTCCAAAACTTGGTTCAACTCGGGAAAGTTCAACTCCCGAGGTTGGGGGGAAGTTGAATGAGGGTTTGGTTGCACCGGTGGAAGTTAAAGGTGGTGAAGCCAACAAGGATGAGGTGGATGCTAAGGCTGTGGAGGATGGTGATCCACTTGGGGAGGTTGCTGCGGAGCAGGATTCTATTTCCAGCGCAGAGGATGTTATCGAGGAGAGCGAAGGCAAGGCTGCTGCTGCACTTGCGGAGGGAAGAGATTGGAATGGTTTTTGGGGTGAACTCGCTTCCACCCGCTTCAAGGCAAAAGCTGCCAATAAACTCTATGCGGAGTTTGTGGAATCCTATGTGGAATCACTTTCCCGGACGACCACCAATCCACTCTTCGACTGGAAGAAGACTGCGAAGAAGTTCATGGAAGCCACTGAGGCGGATCAGGTGAAACTTGCTCGGATGCAGAAGGAGAAGGATTCGAGCTTGAAGCTCGCTGCTGTGGGTGATCCACGTGTTCCAACTCCCGACGCACCTCTGATGCAAGTTCG